TAGAAGGACTGGTCAACTCAAACGGATATGTGTTAGATTCCAGCTCGTATATGCAGGGACTTAATTTGAACGACGTACAAGTGGAGGTCACCAACGAAAACTTTGTACAGAGATTCGACGAAGCTATTCAAGAGTTCGAACCAGATGAAAATGGTTATATTAATGATTATATAAGCCTTGTATCAGGATCTCATGAAACACTAGGAGATTACGAAGATGCTTTATATGGATTTACTTCTTATAAACATAAATGGGTAACGGCAAAACGCAGAACTGGATCTGGAAGAAGTAGGAGGACAGAAGTCACAGAAGAACTCAAAACATATACATACCAAAATCCCCTAAAACAATCATCAAGTAAGGTTTTAATATCTCACTTTATAAACCCTGGAGTTTTTAATGAAAACGGTTCTAGAAATGATTTGGCAGAAAATCAATTTGCATGTATAGATATATCTTCAGCTGGAGGTTATAGCGGGACAGTTGTCAGATACAATGACAACTCAGTTCATACATTAGATAAGGCCAGGGAAATTTATGCAGAAGCTTCTTTAGCGGCCAAGGTTGACAAACAAAAAAATGATTACCGTTATACAAGATATGGATACAGGGATAATGGCTATTCAAGCTATACTAGCTGGTCGTATTATTTAAGAAACCACACTTTAGATCAAACAAGGGCATATTTTGGAGTTTACAATACAAGAGATAAGCTGAAAGCCAAGAAGATAGCTTGCGGGGGAACTGTTTTCTTCGAAAAACAACTTGTAAACGAAGCCCAACAAAATACACTCTACTCTGAGATATGTCTCCAGTATTCTAATTGGTCAAGAACTTTAGATACAAACTTAGCAGAAGGGGTCTACAGACCAAAAATATCCAATGAAATAAATCAGTTAATAGACACTATAAATGTAAACAAGCCAAGAACCGAAGGATTGAGTTCTGAATATTTAAGATATACTTTGGAGCTTCTTGGAGTAGGCCTTAACATAAATCAAGAGGATGGATCGATAGCCGAATTAACCAGAGATGAGATTACTAGTTTTGTTAAGGATACTTTGTCCATAAATGATGATAGAGAGGCTTTCGATGAATTTATCCCTCCTTATTCTTTTGTTTCCTTCTCTAGTGATAAGGCTATAGAGGGATACGACCCACTGCTTCACCAAGAAATTTTTAGAGATCCAAATTTCATAGAAAACATAAAACCAAGTACTAATTATTATAGTGGGGAACGTTTTCATTATGGAAACAAATATTACCTAGTTAATGTAGCTCAAATTACCACACAAGCCACAATCGACGAAGCTTATATTCTTTCAATAGCAGCACAGATAGTAGAACAAGACGCTCCATTGAGGAATATAGAGGAATCTTACTCAATTGAGCCTAAGTCTTTGGTTTCTAGGGGAGATTACCTAGGAAAGAGATTGAACTTTTTGATACCAAACCTTGACTCTGATGGTCTTTGGAATGGAAGGGTGAAGGGCTTTTACATGGAGATATTGAATGTCGATAATGATAGATCTGTAGAGGTTAGAGAGAAGAGAAATAACTCGAGTGGTAAATTTTCTGGTAAGGCAGGACTGGTAGCAACTAGTTTAGTCGGAAAAGGCAAGTTAAGCTCCGTCTCTATAGAATACTTTAACTTCTTAATGGACAAAGAAGAAATAGCTTACAATAAAAGCATAGATGGCCTAGCCGTATTCGATATATCACAAAGAGTAGATGCCATTACAGGGGCGAAAAAATACAACTACTCTAATGTGATGATGGAATTTAGAAATGGGAGTCAAACGCAGACTCCATTATCTTATTTCAGAAACATTTTTATCGATCACTTCTATAACTCTAAATTAATTGGACCATTTAACGTCAGGGGAGAATTAAAAGGCGGAGCTGGAGCTGTTAGCACAGATTATCTAGGTATTCAGAAACTTAGCGAAGGTAATGATTTAAAGAAAAGCGCAGGTAAGCCGAAGCTCAATTTCAATAGTAATTCAATCCCACCAATGGCGGACGATTTCAGATTGGCCTCTAAAGAAGGAAGTTCTGACTACAGAAACGCAGTAGGGGAAGGAGGAGGTAATAAGGCTTACCACAAATGGAACCAGTCAAAAATAGACTATAACGAAAAGGCTCAACCAATAACCCATATAATAGAAAACCCAAATACATCATCTTGCTTTGTTACCATCTCTGTGGAGGCATTGATGGATACAACAGAAGATACATATTATAACGGGACAGGTGGAGAATTGGGAAGCAAAATACCCGCTCCAGTAAATGTATTGGTTGAGACAGGACTTATAAATAACGCTGGTAAGGAATCTGTTTTTGTGCGCAAATTTTTTCAAATAGTAGCTCTTGTCGAAAGTCCAAACTATATGGACATAGGAAACCCAGACTCAATAGATTCTATACTCGAATACAAAGATATAAGAGAACTAGAAAGAGATGTCGAGACTGTGGCCCAAGGAGGTATAGACAAACCTTTTATATTGCCGCCTCTCACTTACTCGGAGTTAGCCGAAGATACCGAATACAGAGAAGACCTAAAAGAAAGAAGATATATTAGGGTCACCAAATTATCAACAGAGTCTAACTCTACCTTGATAGCAAAAGAAATGTCTTTAATTAAGGTGACCGAAATAATAGATTCTCAATGTACTTACCCTTTCTCTGCCATAGTCGGAACCAAAGTAGACTCTAGAGTATTCAATGACATACCTAAAAGAACATACAGAGGTAAGTTTAAAAAAATAAAAATACCATCTAATTACTCTCCGACATTTAGAAGCGGAAAAGATAAGAGGTTTTATAAAACCATCGCTGACTTTGATAACACATCAAATAACTCAAAACAAATATACAAAGGAGACTGGGACGGAACGTTTAGAGTTGCATGGAGCGATAATCCAGCTTGGGTTCTTTACGACATGTTAACGTCCACAAGATATGGACTCGGTGAACAAGTATTTGAAAATCAAATCAACAAATGGGAGTTGTATTCTATAGGGAGATTTTGTGACGCAGTGGATGAAGAAGGTTTCTTTTTCGGATCACCCGATGATAGAGGAGGATTAGAGCCTAGATTCAACTGCAACATAGCTTTCTCCCAAGGGACAAAGATATTTGATGCTATAAATTCTATCGCAGCTATATTTAGAGGTATAGTTTACTTTAAAAATTCAATAATAAGCTTTTCAGACGACAGGATAAAAAAACCAACAGCTCTTTTTACAAACTCTAATGTGAGGGATGGTTTGTTTTCTTATTCAAGTTACAAAAGAGATGAGAAGTTCAATGCCGTCGAAGTCTCCTACAAAGACAGAAATGACGACTACAAGTCTAAAACAGAATACGTAGAAAACGAAAAAGATATATTAGAGAGAGGTGTGTTTAAAAAAGAGATAACGGCAATGGGCATTACATCTAAAGCAATGGCTAGAAGAGCTGCCAAACACATAATGTATCAGACAACGAAAGAAAACGAGTCGATTATGTTCGAAGCTGGTAATGAGTGTCTGCTCTGTAAACCTGGAGACTTAATAATTGTCGAAGACGACCTCAAATCATTAAGAAATAATATAGGGCGAGTATTGAGCATAGACCCGCAGGAATGCTCAATAAGAACAACCGCGCCATTTAATATCTTACAAAACAATAGCCAAGTCACTGTATATTTACCTACAGGAAATGTTTCCAAAGCCGATCTTGATATTGACGCATCTTTAAAAAGAAAAAGAGTCACCGACTTTAAAGTCAGCGCAGACCCTTCTTATGTTGATTTCAAAAGTAAGTTTGACTCTATTTACAGATTCGATAAATACGAAGCAGGATACAACCTTGAATACATAAAAGAAAATACAGAAGATGAACTTTATGAGCAATACGCTTCTTACACAGGACTAAATAATAAGTTTATATGGTTTGACACAGAAGCTACTGGATGGGTTTTCTCAACAGGGAAAGCTTTCCAGCAAAGCAATGAATACAACCTGTTTATTTCCGATACTGGAGACAATACGTTTAACTTCAAGTCTTTGTCGAGGGGCGTTTCTGAATCTGTGTCTGGTTTTGTTTACGATACAAACTCACTAAATAAAAGAAGTGGGGTAGCAGAAATAAACTTTTCTGGGGCATTTCAAACTTTTGATAGTTTGTTTGATTTAGATTATCAAGGAGGAGTGGAAAGCGAAAAGATAAACTTAAACGGTTCTTCTCAAATAAGAACTTTCTCGGTTACTGGCTGGGGAGGTTACAAGGGGCAACAATCAGAAGAGTTTGGAGATAAACTCTATATAGACAAAAACGACGTTAACTCCAACTTGCTTAAATTTATCCCAGAAGGATCTACCTACAGGTTCCAATCAAAAGATACCGAAGACCAGGTGTTCAAAATCACAAGTATCAAAGAGAATGAAAATTATTCTTATACGGTACTGGGTTCAAAATACCACTCTGGAAAGTTCGAAGAGATAGAAAAGGGTGACAAGTCTCCTCAGGATGAAGTGTATGACGATTATAATTCGAACGATTTAAAAATAAACAATACTAATTACATAACATTGGAAAGTCCAAACGCCGACTTAACTTTAATCACAGAAACAGAAGAAGGAAAAGACTTCTTTTCCTTGATAGCTGAATGGGAGCCTGTAGAAAATGCTACTGGATATTACTATTATTTTGAAGAGCCAAATGGAGCGGCAAGCGAACCGCAAACAACAAATAATACTTCTACGTTTTTTGAACCTCAATACATAGGAAAACACAATTTTAGAATACAAGCTCTTTCGGATATATTTAATAATCAAAGTTATGATAAACGATTTTACGACTCAGAGCCATTTTCAGCTAGCCTGATAGTTGAAGATATAAACACAGAAGAAGATGAGGAACAGGAAGAAAACGAGGGAACTACTTTAGCTGGTGTTACCATTGAATAAAAAATAATACAGTATAAATAATATGTCTATTTGTTGCACACCATTATATGTAAAAATACCATCAGTAAGTCCAACTGGTGATATAAGAATAAAAAGAGGAACTGGCGACTACCCAAGTTGCGGTTACTATGAAAACTATACAGGGTCGCCAGAGTTAAGTAATTACGATTACTATACTGTAGATATACAGTATAACTCTGGTAGTGGTTTCTGGACTTTTTCTGGAAACTCAACAGGATTTAACGATAGCTCTATTTACAGATCTGTTCAAACGGGCAATCCGTGTAATCCAGTAGGACAATATACTGGAGGTCTATTTGATCCGATCAGGGTAGATTCTGACCCATTTGGAGATTACCCTATTTACGATTTTGAATCTTCTTTTAAATACGATAGTAAAGATATTTCTATAATTGGCGAAGGTAGCGGGATACATTTAGAAAGAGATGTAACTTTTAAATTTTCTTTTCTGGACAGAAAAAATAAATACATTTCAAATTCAACAGACATGCAGAATAGCCTGTTTTTTAAATCTGTTTCTTATGATATTTTAAATGAAAACGGAATAGTTGCTTACCCAAACTATTTAGAAGGTTATGTTTCTAAGTTCACATTTACAGAACAGGACAATATAAAAGTATTTGGATATTACGAGCCTAACTTCGGCGTAAGAGCAAGAACAAAGGACGACCTTCTTTCACAAGAAGGAGTAGCCCAAGTCTATACCTACGGAAATAGACTGTTTATACCAGAAATACAAATACAAGACAAACAGGGTACAACAAAATGGTTTGACAGCGAAACTGGCTCATCGACAACAGGAGTTTTACCTTCTGGATCTATCGAAGACGCAGTTATAATAAAGACTGTTTTCGCAAATGACACTAGAAAAACAAGAGCTTCTCACGTAGACGTATATGCTTCTGAAACAGAAAGCTTTGATATTAACGATTCGAATCTTGTCGCTTCTAAGAATTTAGATGCATCAGCAACATTATTTAATATAGAATTAAATAGTTCTTTTGGATTAGACGTAAATAAAGATTACTGGTTCTCTATGGTGGGCCATTCAAAAATAGGCTCTGGCAATGCAGTTAAATTTGGACCACATAAAATCTACCAAAAAGAAGAAGCTCCATTAGCTACAAACGCTCCAGAATTAAATATATCTTACAGAGGAGCAAGCTCGAGCAATGTATTTAAAACAGGGTCAATAAACCAAGAATTGACTGGCTCGTCTGGAATAGTAGATAGACTGTTGATAGACAAGCAAAACTACGGCTCTTCTTCGGGTGTTTATGATGGACCTGACTTCTTGTTTAAAACCGTAGAAACAAATCTAAGTGGACAATGGATTTATACTACTTTTGATTATTCCTTGGAATTTAAAAACCCCTTAGACCCATACAGCAATATATCCAAAAATATAAAACTTAACGCAACAGGCACTTCTATAGATCCGTTGAACAGCGGTATGCCATTGTTTGAAATAAGAGACTCAAATACGGGCGCAGCTGTAGAGCTTGGAATAAATTATACGGAGAGCGGACTGTATCTTGTAGCCAACACAGGCCACGGACACCTTAACTTTAAGTATCAGAGGAATTCTTTTTAAAAGTAAAACAATTGAAGTCTGGGTTATTATCTTTCTTATAGTCGTTCTTAAAGACAGCTAACCTAACTGTCACAGTTTCGCCATCAGCTTCTAAAAAGTTTTCTTTTAAATCAGATAGTTTCATCTTAACCGTCCCAGACATAAACTTATTGCCCTTGGATGTAGCTTTGATCCAAAAGCCACCTATTTGATTTTCAGACCAATTAACGTTCTTGGTCATCGTGAGACAATAGTTGGGATAGAGAAAGCAGGAAATCAGCCCTCAAGTGTTTAGGGGTTTTCATATACTGCTTTTTAGCTCTTCTATACACTCGCCTAGTCGTCGCGTCTTGCGGGTCGATTATATCTCTTATTTTTTTCGCTACTTCGTTGTTCATAATTTTGCTATAAAATTTGAAGAATCTTTTACAAAGCCTAGCTTATCGTAAAACTCTTCATACTTTGGTGTATTCGGATTTCTCTCTGATGTTGATACTCCTATATATTCAAAGCCGTTTTTTCTTGCGAATTCAACAGCCTCTTTAAATAGTTTGAATCCTACTTTTGGGTTTTTTGAAATCCATAGGAATTCAACAAAGAACTTCTTTCCAAACTTTATACTTCTTTCATTTAGGAAAATACATAAAGAGTCGAAACCGCTTTCCTCTTTATTAGCCCAGACGAATACATCGAAATTAAGCAGTTGCTTGTTGGCAAAGCCAGCGATGATTGTGTCTTTGTTGTGTCTTAGATCACAAGCGTGTCCCTGTTCTCCATTTTCGATGTCAAACATTTCATCCATATCTAGGATTACCTGTTTGAATTCGTCTGGGTTTGTTATCCTTTTAATCATTTAGAAATAATACCAATAAGCTTTCTTGCTTCTTTAGCAGGAATGTCATCAAACGACTTCCAGTCTTTAACCTCTTCGTTGGTGTATTTGCCATCTTTCCACAAGCCTCTTAGAACGTCTTTGAAGGCGTCGAAAGACTCTACGCTGTGCTTGTCTCTCAATGTCTTCTCTAGTAGACCAGAGGGCGTTATAGGGGCGCTACTGGATACAGCTGGTGTAGTATCGCTCTTGCTTGTAGACGACCTGTTTCCAGACTTGTCTATTTCATCAGCACCAACAATATGAATATTAAGAAAATTCCTTACACAACGAACAAAAGCTCTATTACAAGCGATGGTCTCTAAAAACTTTTCGCAAAAAGCGTCTGTATTTTCTAGGGATGCATTGGCATAGTCTTCATAACATACACTATTGTGAGAGGATTCATGGTCAGCAGATTCATAGTTGCCAATCCACTCCACATCACAACGAGCGGTAACGTAACCTTCTTCAACATTCTTAACATCGAAAGCAACTGCACTGAAACCTCTCAGCTTGGCTAACTCTTTGATGCCACCGAGCATAATTAGAAGTTGATTATCTCTAAGGCCATCTGTCGAGCTTGGAACTTGCTGCCCTCGCATTTCGAACCATCCTTTATTGGGGTAAAGGAACTCTGGCTTGATCATAGCTCTCCAATTTACTGATCCATCATCGTTGAAAACATAATCAACGCACTCAAGAAGACCATGCTCGTCTCTCTTGTAAACATCTGGACCAAAAAGCTTTTTGCTTTTAGCTTGTTTCTTCTTTGCGGCTTTCTTAGACGCATTTTTTGTTTTGCCTACAGCTTCTGTCTTATTGTCTTTCTTGTTCATAAATATAAAAGTAATCTGATTCTTCCCAGTAATCAGCATTATCCACTATATTATCATCAGAGTCAATATTATTCTTCCAAAAATGAGTGCATTTGTATATTTTGTCAGCCTCCACAACGAATTTAAAAGAGAAAAACTTGTCACCAAGGTCTACGAGGTCAGGTTTTTTTGACGGTGGGTCATAAAATTCAACATCTTGATCGAAATAGTCGAACCTAACATCGTCAAGTATCTCTTTGTTCTTAACTAGTATCTTTAGTTTAATTTTTAATCTCTTTAAGAGTTCGAAATATTTTTTAGGTATGTTATCTATTTCATCATTTAAAATTAAATGTATGCAGTTTATGTTTTTTGCAAAATTCTCAGCGATCTGAGGTTGTAAAATCTTATCTTCAATAGTAATGTCGCACATATGATTAGAACAATACTTATAAAAGGCTTCATCGTCTACTTTACCCCTGTCAAGTCTGAGGTTTATTAATGAATCTTTAAAAATGGAAATGTTCTTGTAATCTGTTGGTATTACATCTATTGCAAAATCTTTGATTTTATTCGTAACTTTCGTTTTGAAGTTTATAATCGATTTTTTGTTCGGCTTTAAAATTTTAATTATCGACTCAGCAATCTTCTCAGCTGGTATTTTATTTATGGAATCGTCTGGATCTTCCAGGCCTAAACAGGGTTTTGTACTCCACTCTGGAGCCAAATCAATTTTATTGTTTTTATTAGACCAGTAAGGAGTTGTTATTGAGGGGTATATATTTCCATATAAATTTACTATAGGAACACTTTGACTGCTCGCGTACTGAGTCAATGCATTATCTATCGATATAAATAAATCAGCCTTGGAGACAATGTAGCAGTTCTTCCTGAAACTTAAATTTGGGTAAATATAATCCGCTCTGTTAGTTAAATTTTTACCAGAACCGATAATGACCACACTAGTATTCTCGCTTTGGAGTTCATGCTTGATCAGATCAAGAACTAAAGAAAAGTATCTGTAGTTTTTTGAATTAACATTTTGTTCGTTATATAAAACTATATATTTTTCTGGAGTAACTGGGTAGAAGTGCTTGTTGACCACAGGTTTCTTAGGGTCGACTTCTAAATTTTTTGAGTATTCTTTAAGTAAATGTGGCATATTATTTTCCGTTATGTATGTAACAAGGGACCTTCTGCGTCGTAGTAGCTGGGTAGTAGGCGGCTTCAAAGAAACCTTCGTGATTACCGAAACCTTCAAGGGAAATAGGATTATCTAAACCACTTGAATATGGGATACATTTATGGACACAAGGATTGTCTTCTATGTATTCGAAAAACTCAGGCTTGGTGAATATATAAATATTTGATCCTTTATGTTTTCTCTGTAGGTTTTTAAGAAGGGAGTTAATCAACAGAACATCTGTGCCAGACTCAGGAATAACGACAGCGATACGGTTTCCTTTGTCATCGTCAGACATCAAATCATCAAACACTACAGGCTTCTTTAGATTTTCTTTTTTTGCTATGTCTATAAAATGATGATATATAGAATTTTGATCAAGCTCGCCAGACTCTAATTTTTGGAACCAGTGTTTAAAACCATCAGTTCTTTCGTCTACATAATCATTAAGCACGTTTTCATACAAGTTTATTATAAAGTCCTTGTTGTCTAACCCCTCAGGTTTTTCGTAAAGATCATTGTAAGAAGCGTTTTTTATATCCAAGTCTTCATCTAGATAAGGCATTGCATCTATAATGGATTCTAGCTTTTTACCTATAACCTCTATGGAGAAGTTTTCCATAACCCAAGACCTAGCCTTCTTACCTGTGCTTGATCTTTCTTCCTCAGACATATCAAAGACCGTATTTAGCATTTGCTTGATGCTCTCAGCGTCTGTAGAAGCTTTGATGAACTGGGTACCTGGTTCTCTGTATTCATGCCAGCTAAGAGGCAAGCCTCCGCTCTCTTCTGAGCAGCTATCTTCGCCACAAGAGTAATCTGTTACCAAAGTAATAAGCTCTGTCAGCTTGGCTTCTTGCACTGGTATTTCCTGACCACCACTAGTGAACGGGTGACAATAAACATCCATAAGATTATAAACTTGGTTTAACTGGTCCTCGGAAACACCCGCGCTTACATTAGCTGTGTTAAGAGTCTCTGACCCGCAATCTCTACATTTTTGATTTTGACCAGTGTAGCTTCTGACATGATAAGAATTACAAGAGGAGCAGAAGTAGGTGGTTAAAATATCCTCCCTGTCAATTTCCTTCTCTTCCAGCAACCTCATTATATCCCATCCCTCTGACCAGTGAGTGTGAAGAAGTAATTTAGCATTCTTTTTTTCTTCTTTAAAAAGCTTGAATCCGTCTAGTAGGTTGGGTACGGACTTTCTTAATTGATTACGAAAAACAAAGCCAACAACAAAATCATTTTCATCTACGCCATGAAAGTCTCTTAGCTTTTTTCTTTCGTCATCACTTAGTCTGTTAAAGTTTTCCACATCCAAAGAGCCACGCAAAGTTTTTACGTGGTCGTAGCCTATTTTCTTAAAAGCTTTTTCAGCGAAAGAAGACCACACAAAATAGTTTTTTATTTTAGGGGCGTACTCCACGGCTTGAGGAAGAAGCGGAAGACTGTCTAAGGTAGTCCATACCATGCAGTTAACTTTGTTCCACCAAGGTTTGTTGTGATAGTTTGTGAAAGCCCATATGTCTTCTGAACCTATATATACGTCAGGCCTTACTTTCTCTACAATATTGTCTATTTCGAAAAAACCATACCCATCAGACCTCCTGTCTTCCTCGGACTTAGACTGGTGATCTTTAGATACAGCTCCATAACAATCCCAAGGAAGAGTCTCTAGAGACGGATCTCCAGATATCTTCATGTTTGCTGCTTCTACTACTTTGTATTTATTTGTTTTATATAAATACTTTAGAACATTCTTTTGGTTTTTCCCAAAACCAGTGAATGCTTTGCAGAAATTGGAATGTATGAGTACGGTTTTCTTTCTCATTACTTATTGTTTGTTTTGTAGGTAAATATTTCTTTTAACACAAATTTAAAATATTCAGCAAGCAGGTAAGCTTCAGACATCTCTAAACCGATACCAAACTTATTAGCGGAGTTCCTAGCCACAGAAAAAGAGAAAGCCTTTGTGCCATCATTTTTAGTATAAGGACTTAATGATATAGAGGTTTTATTGTCGTCAAAACTATGAAACGCATTAAACTTATCGTAGTTTTCTATAGCATAAATAAAGCCGCCCAATTCGCTTTCGTTGAATTTAACAGAGGCGCACTTCTCTGGGTTTTTAGCGTTCTCTGCGAAAGAGCCACTTCTCTTGTTGCTATTCCAGGAATGCTGCTTGATTGCGGTCATATATAAACAAGGGGTCTCGCTCTTCCCTTGGATGCCTAAGCGGAAGCCGAAGGCGTTCCCTGTGTTTTTGGAATTTGGTTTGTAAAATTGAATCATCTTGACATTATCATATAAAAATAAGTTAGATTTTCAATTAGTTATTTTATGCAATCAGTAATTAACTATAGGGCTTGTTATAACCTTTTTAAGAGTTTCGCTCACAACACCCGAACAATCCAGCCTTTTTAAATTATGGAAAGACTTTGAGAACCTTAGGCAGATATCAAACAGTCTGTCTGGTCTTCTGGTTTCGAATATAGTCTCCTCTATCAAGTAGTCAAAGAGTATTCTGGAAAAGAATAATCCGCTAGATATTTTAATGCAGGAAGAGAACTCCGACTTGTTTTCTATAAAGCTTATGTTTTTGAATTCGCAGTATTTCTCAAAAAGAGATAAGCAAGTAGGTTTTGAAAACCCTGAGTTCACGCATAAAAAAGCTATGTCGAAAAACTGACTCCCAGAAAAGGTAAGGTTGAAGTTTTTGAGTTTATAAAGACCATCCCTAGTTACTATATTATCAAAGGACAAGACTCCGTGACAACACTTATCGTTACCAAGTAACGATTTTTCATACTCCTTGTAAACCTCCTCGTTGAGCATTTCAAAGGTATCTTTAATTTCCTCTAGCTCATGATTTATAGATACACTATGACTTAAAATTTCAGAGCCTTCTTCTAATCTAGTATCTCTCAGGTATAAGTCTAAATAATTCTTGAACGAAATTTCAGCTTTTAAGTTGGCGAAGTTGTGAATCGTGTAAAAAAAAGATTCAATGTTTTCAAAAATAGAAAGAACGCCCTCATCCTTTATGTTGTTCCCATTATCGTGACTGCAGATGGAAAATATTAAATCAGAGCCGACCCTGATCTTACCTGAATCTAATAGGATTGGAATGAAACCCGATTCTGAATTGTTTTTATGAAAGTCTATTTCATTTAGTATATGTTCGCAGTTTTCATCTAATGAGATTTTTACAGAATAAGAATAACCATCAACACCCTCTACTTTGTATTCATCGAAATTTTCGTTGCACTCTATTTCTGATATCTTTTCTATTTCAATCTCTAGTTTGGATTTGTCTAAAACTTGAGACACAAACCTATAAGAAGCTTCTTCTTTATCAATTTCTAGCTCGCAATTAAAAGAATAAGCCCTTCCAGTAAATAATTGAGACGCATTCATCTGCTAATTATACTGGAAGGGCTGTTTTTTTCTAATCTATATAATTAGACTAGACTGCGCCAATTTTCGAGCCTTGCAACTTAAGACCATTGAGGCTTGTCTTAGCAAGCTTGCGTTTGTTTTTGGCGTTGCGGTCATAAACAATCACATACGATGGGCTTTCTGAAACGAACTGAGCATTGAGCGCTTCTCCAGCTTTTGTATACAGACCAAAAAAACGGCCTTTGCTTGTACGGATTGCTTTCATGATTTTGTTTTGTTGTGTTTTGTTCATGTTTTATATATTAGACTATACTTAGTTTGTTGTCAACACTTTTTAGCATTATTTCTGATGTTTTTGAGTTTTTGACTACCAGTTTTGCAATAGGTACTTGAACTTTTTCTCGGATATACCTTTTCACATCTCTTACATGCATTTTTTTGCTTTTAATATCGTTAAAAATACAATCTACAGAAGTGCTTTTCACTATTATTCTTATGTTTCTCTCGTTTAGTTTGTCTTTTACTTTATCAAGCTCATGTTTTATGATTCTTTTGATGTCTGAGTCACCAAGATCATCGAAAACCAAAACATCATTGATTCTAGCTAGTAATTCTGGCTTTAGCTTGCTCTTTACAGAGCTTTTGTAGGAATCTTTTTTGTTGACTTCGTCTTGCACGAAACCCATGCTTGGTTTAGTCGCTTTTTCGTGACCTATGTTGCTTGTTAGTATTACTATTGATTTGGAGAAATCAATTTTATTGTGTTTGTTATCCTCTATGTAACCCTCATCAAGTAGATGAAGCAATAAATTTAAAACTTGTGGGTCGGCTTTTTCTACCTCGTCGAAAAGAACAACGCAATTTGGATTATCCTTTAAAAATTTGGTAAGTAACCCTCCTTCTTCGTGACCAACGTAGCCAGCATTAGAACCAATAAGTTTACTGATTCCCGTCTTATCATAAAGCTCGCTCATGTTGATTTGAAGCATAGCTTTTTCATTTCCAAAGAAATTCTTAGCTATCTTTTTAGCTGTATAGGTTTTACCGACACTTGTAGGGCCAACAAAGAACATACTAGCCAAAGGTTTGTCGTCGTCTACCAACCCAGCCTTTACACAACTGAGTAAATCGTTAACCTTCTCTAAAACATCAGGCTGGCCAAAAACTTCCTTAGACATCCTATCCAAAAAGGAAGAGAAACCCTGTCTACTTTCTTTTATTTGGTCTACTGAAATTTTACTGTGTTCTGATATAACTTCTAAAACATCGCCCTTGTTAACGGTAATTGATTTAGTTGATATTTTTTTATTAACTTTGTCTAGGTTTGCCAGAAAAGAATTAAATTTTTCCTTTACTTTTTCTGCAGAACTTTCTCCTGAAGCCAGGAAGTCCACGAAGTCTTTGTGGCTGTTGACCAACTCTTCGCAAGGCTTTGAATTCTTGATTTTGATCCTAGATCCAACTTGATCAATGACATCAAAAGCTTTATCTGGGAAGTTTTTATTGCTGATTAAGTTGTCGGACAAATCTACCACGCAATCAATAATAGACTTGCTGTATTTTACGTTGTGATATTTTTCATATTTAGACTTACAATTATAAAGTATTTTTTTGGTGTCTTCCTTAGTAGGTTCTTGCACCTCTATATTAAAGAACCTTCTTTTCATTGCTGAGTCTTTCTTGAATATCTTTTCGTATTCATCAGAAGTAGTAGAGCCGATACATTTTATTTCACCCCTAGCCAGCATTGGTTTCAACATGTTTGCAGCATCTATACTGCCCTCTTGGTTGCCACCTGCTCCAAATATAGTATGGATTTCATCAAAAAACAAAATAATATGAGGGTTTTCCTTAGCCATCTGCAAAAGATCTTGGAATTTAGCTTCAAACTGCCCCCTATACTGAGTGCCAGAAAGCATTGCCCCCAAATCCACACTCATTATCTCCATCCCCAAAAGACCAGAGGGTACTTCTGCCCTGCAAATTTTAGTAGCCAATGCTTCAACTATTGCCGTCTTACCAACACCAGCGTCACCAGTTAAGATGGCGTTGCTTTTGTTCTTCTTTAGAATAGTTTCGACAACAAGATTTATCTCATCTTCTCTTCCGTAAACATCTGGCAAAGAACCTTCGCAATACATGTCGTTTAGGCTTGTTAAGAACTTAGGAAGCTCTGCAGGTTCATCTCCGTGAGGATCTCCTAAAGAACCCGTTAGATCTCCAAAATCAGCCAACAAATCATCCAAAGATAATGGATCTGGACTGTCTTCCTTATCTCCTTTTGCATAAGAATGAAGTGTTTCCTTGAAATCCTCCAAGCCCAGATCTGGAAAAACATAATATGATGTTTCCAATATTCCTAGAAGCACATGCTCAATGCCCACATAGTGGTGTTCTAAACTTTGAGATATACTGTTAGCAGAGTTCATTGATTCAATAACCTCCTTATGCCAAGGATCAGAATTTTTATTAGCATAAAACTTACCGCTTAACGATGGGTTGTCTTCACATGAAATTATTTTCTCATGTATAAACTCAGTCCCTAATGGAAAGTTTACACTGACTATCAAGTCTTTAAGAGATGATGACATGTTTTGAATGCAACCGTAAGCTACGTGCAGATTGTTAACATTATTATGCCCCATTTCTTTGGATAAATCATAAGCATCTTTATAGGCTTTTTTAGCCCTCGGTGTTAGGTTAAAGTCTTTAAATATCACGTTATTAAATACACTCATTTTAGTTCAGATAATTTCATATAAATTTTTTCTTTCACAGTGTTTATTGAATCAACAAACACTATGTCTTCTCCGACATCGCCTGTAATTATAGCGACGTCACCCTTGTTAGGTAACTTTTTACCAGAACTAATGTACTCTGTCAACCTTTCATTCCTGTCTGAGTCTAAAAATAAACCACAAACGGAACCTACATCATCTTTCATTTCTAGTCTCGCATACTTATTACCGTTTCTGCTAGTTCTTTTTATAACGTCTGTGACCGTTCCTACGAACTTTATCCTTCTTCTGGCAGAAGAGTTAGCTATGTCCTCTGAAGTATGAAACGAAACAGAATCTCCAGAGCTAAAGATATCTCTAATGTTGTGTGAGTAGCTGTAACCTAAAAGCTTCTCTTCGAAATGCCAGTTAGCATACTTTATATGACTTGTATTTTGTTCGTATATTTTTTTATAGGGCGTATATTTCTTCTTAAATGTATTGAACCTTCTTTCTGCGAATAATACCCTTCCGTCATCAGCAGGAGCCTCGTTTTCTTTGAAGTGTTGTATTGTATTCAATACATCGAAATCAAAACGCTCTCCTACTTCAATAATGTTCCTTTTTTCTCTGTCAGTTAATATGTTGAATGTTTGAGCTTCGAGAACTAATCTGCAACGATCAGTAACCACGAAAGAATCAAGTAATCCAGCCTGAACAAAAGCCGACATGGTACCGATATTAACGCCGCAATCTTTAGCTGCTATAAATATATCATATTTGTTTTCGAACTTGTTCTCTCTGAATTCAATCAGTGACTCTACAACCTTGCCAGAAACTCCCTTGATGGAATTTAGTCCATATCTGATGTTCTCATCATCGATTTTGAAGTCAAAATCAGACAGGTTTAAATCTGGAGGTAGTAATTCAATGTTAAAGAAGGAAAGCTCTTGCGATATTTTAGCTATCTCTTCGTGAGAGTTAGGCTCAAACCTAGCCATCTTTAACAAACTAAGGAAAAACTCTTGTGGGTGGTTGAATTTTAAATAAATTGTAATTGCCGCCAAATAAGCATAAGAGATACTATGAGACTTATTGAAGGAGTAGTTGGCTGAATCTTCTGCGACCTTCCATAGAACATCCCCTATTATTGGGTCCAAGTTTCTTTCCTTGATTTTGTCCTCAATCTTAGCCTTCCAAGCTGGCATATCTTCCACCTTTTTCTTGCCCACAATCCTTCTGAGTTGTTCCGACTCATCGAGACTAAAACCTACCTTAACAGCCATTTTCATCAACTGCTCTTGATACAGAGGAATACCACCAGTGTAACTGAGTATGTCGTCAAAAAATTCATGGACAGATTGGAACTCTCCAGTTCTTGCATAGTCTGCATATCTGTCTTTAAAGTCTAAAGCTCCAGGACGAGCAATAGCAACTACAGCAGACAACTCCTCAAGGTTTTTTGGAGCTATTTGTTTACACACCTTAAAGTTGGTTTCAGCCTCAATCTGAAACAAACCTTTGGGTTGCCTCAAGCATGACAGCGCATCATAGATGCTTTTGTCTCCAGGATCGATGTCAGCGGCTTTAATGCCTAATTGGTTACAAGTATCATTAACAACCGAAAGCGTCCTCAGTCCAAGTATATCGAACTTAACGCTAAGGCTAGCAACGTCATCCATATCGTAACCAGATACTAATGCTCCATCATTAGTTTTTTGAAGGGGCATTATGTCCTCTTGGTTGTAATAACTAATAGAAATTCCAGAAGGGTGAACTCCTGTATTTTTAATTAAGCCTTCTAATTTTTTTGCTATTTTATAACATCTCTCATGCTTATCGGCAAACTTTTTAAAAGATTCGCTTTCCTCGTAAGCAATATCTAATTTTGCGACTTTGCCAAAATGCTTAGGTATAGTGTCACTAATCTGGTTAACATCCATTTCAGATAATTCTTCCACTATCTTTCCGCACTCTTTCATGCATAGCTTGGAGCTTAGTGTATTAAGAGTTAAAATCTTGGAAGTTCTTCCTTCGTACTTGTCTTCAATATACTTAATAACTTCAGCCCTGCGATCATAAGAAATATCGTTATCAATATCAGCGAGTAAAGAGCCGTCAAGAAACACTTCCCCCTCATGCTCAATTTTCCTTGCTCTGCTTTTAGAGACAAATCTTTCAAAAAATAGTTCATATTTAATTGGGTCAATATTAGTTACACCGAGAAGAAACAAAACTAAACTACCAGCAGCACTTCCCCTTCCAGCACCAGTAGGGATTTTGCTTCTTTTGCAGTAGTCCATAATGTCCCAGTTAAGAAGTATGTAGTCCACAAAGCCGAGATCATCAAGAATATCAATTTCCATCTGAACCCTCTCATAGTAATCATTTTTGTTTTCAGATTTAGTTAAAGACTTATCTCTAAGACCTTTTCTGCATAACTGCTTCAATATCTCCAAGCTAGAACTACCATGCTTGAGGCCTAGTGATTCTAGTGTGTCGTCTTGAACGACAATCTCTGGTAATTTAACTCCTGCTGGGAATGGATTCTTGTATCTCATAGTTCGATATCGTAAAGTTGTTTGTGGAATATTTCGAAATTCATTTCGATGTCGTATAAGGCATCATGCAGTCTGTCTTTGTCAAAGTCAATCTCATATTTTTTAAGAAGTGTTAATTGAGAAGTCTTCAAACCTCTTTCTCTATAGTTAAGCCACCTATACTGCCAATATATAAATTCTTTTTTGTTTACTGGTGACTCTTTTACAATGGCAGTAGCTATCGCTTTAGTGTCAATGATTCTATTGATATAGTCTTGATGCAGGGGTTCTCCAATAAGCTTCCTCCATACATCTATCATGTAAACATCGAAACCCAAAAGGTTTTGGCCCACAATCTTATAGGAATCGTCATATAAATACTTAGAGAATTCATCCCAAACCTTTTTAGGGTCTTCAGCTTTCTTTTCATACTCGGCCTTATTGAAACCAGTGATTCTTGCTGCATCTTTAGAAACACTCAGGTCATCCCATTTGATTAGCTTGTCATATTTTTTAATTATCTTGTTTCCTTCCGCAACAATCCAAGCCGCTTGCCAAGGTTTTGATTTCACTAAATTCAAACCTTCCGTCTCTGTGTCAAAAATAATGTATTTTTGTTTTCTATTATATCTTAGTAGGTCGTCGTTCATTACTTTGTTTTTTCTATATAGGATTCTAAGCAAAACTCATCACTAGAGAAGTGATTTAAATTTGGACAGGATAATGTAGCTTGTCTTCCGAAGCTTCGGTTGCAGAGGATTTTGTAAGTTTGGAGAGCTTCGACATCTTCTTTGTTTTTATAATATATTGACTTTACGAAACTAATAGGGAAATTACCATCGGTAAACTCTAAAACTTTCTGCTCAATAAGTCTGTCATAAGGAAGGTTGTTTTTCTCAACCCAAAATCTAGGATTGAGACCTTCAAGCTCTGGTATACAATTCTTTAAAAACAAGTTATTCTGATGAATAAAGCTATCGTAAAAGGGGACTACAAAAGAAAGGCTATCATTATCCCAAAATGACCGAAGCTCTTCGTATGTTATTTTACCTCCGTTATCAACAAACGCCTTAGAATAAATTTTATTCATTAGCTTGCAGCCTTTGTCATCCAAAGCAAATATAACGCACTTGTGATCTGAGTCTTTACATTCTATGGAGTTACAGAGAGTAATCCTCAGACCGTATGTTAGATCTATGCCGTTTTTTACACAGGCATGAAAAGCCTTCATAAAGCTGGTTAAGTTGTCTTCAACCAAGGTAAGACTTTTGAAGTCTTTGTCTTTGCATATCTGAACTATCTCATCGATAGTCAATATACTTTTACCTACTGAGTAGGTCGATTTGAAAATAGGTTTTATCACACCACAATCATACCAAATAAATAGTCTACGTCAAGACTAAATAATAAGCATTATCTATGAGCAGGGCATCCTGGGTAATGTTTGATTTCATATGAACCTCCCTCTGGAACCATATCTTCAGAAAACTCGTCGTCAAAACAAGATTTGTGAAAATTGCCTTCAGAATTTTTAATATCATAATAAAAGAAATCGAACTTCATCCCGCAATGCCACATAGGTGTCCCATCTTTTTTGAGTTGCCCCTTCTCTTTAGCAAAACCGCAAAGAAGCTTACAACTGAAAGAACCATCGCTAGGGAAACCTTTGTATGCTGCCATGTTTTTGGTAGCAGATTCTTCTGTGAAATTGTCTAAATACTTTTGTATTTCTGTGAGGTGATGTTCGAAACCATGAAGGTCATGCTCGTCCAGAGGTTCCATTCTTACTATACCGCTTTTCTTAATGTCAGGTATTAAGTCAAACTTAAGAAACAAGAACTCACTTTGTTTTGTTTCGTATTCTGGAAATAAATGCTTAACTGCAAGACTATACATCAAGTCCTGCATGTTATCTTCCGCGTCTTTACCTTTGAATGTTTCTTTGCTGGTTTTAAAGTCTCTAATTAAGGCATATTTTTTATCTTTGTATAAAAACAGTTTGTCTATAAACCCTCTGATTTTATATTTTACAACACCATCATTAACAACAATATGAAAATCTTTCTCGGAATGTTCTTCAGTAGGTTCTTGGTCCGTATTACCGAAGAAGTCGTACATCAAGCCATTAAGAGTCATCTCCTTCATCATTTGAACGTTAGTTTCGTCATGAACGCCCTCCCTGATAGCGTGTTTCATTATTAACCTTTTAATAGAAGGCACACTGAATACATCGAGAGTCCTGATGATCTCATCAAAATAATGTTTCCTTCTTTTTTCCCCCAACACTTCAAAGATCAAGTGACATATAGACCCTCGTCTAGCTCCGTCATTACTCCTGTCTGGAAGTTTTAGTTTATACTTAGACCAATACAACCAAGAACAACTCTCTGCTGTTTTGATTCTGCTTGCCGACAATGTTGTTACTGGTTCACTCATTTAATTTAGATGCCTTTCTTATATGTGTTTTAGAAAACTTCATTTCGTTATCTGCAACAAAATCAGATATGAACTTTCTTTGTTCTTTGCTGTCTGGAGTTTCTTTGGACCAAGAAGCCAAGTCAACCTCTTTCAAGTGAGCATCTCCAAGATCGTTGAAACCCTTTGGAGGGTTCTTGATGCACAAAACATCTAGATCAAAATAGTTACTCAATTTTAAATAGTTTTTTATAGAAGCCATGAGACCTCTATTCTCTTCAGAGTGGAAATCGTTATTACCAGCAAGAACAATCCTATTCATCTGTTTGCTAGAAAGATAAGATATTATAGAAGAACTGACAGAAAGCCCAAAGATTACTAAAACATTTTTAACGCCCTGTTGATATAGAGACATTGCATCTCCGATACTCTCAACTAAATAAACTTCACACTTCTCGTCTATAACAGAATCTACTGTTTCTTTGTTTGGTACGTAAGCTGGATATATCCAGTTATTCTTTTTGCCTAGATGCTTCCATTTTGCATAATCATTATCGTCAACTTTCCTACCAGAGAATCCTATGATTTGAGAGTGTTCATTATAAACAGGGAAAACCATCCTACGATACATATTGCCCCCGCCAGCAAGACCGACCCTAAAATATTTTTGGGTTTCTTCTGAAATACTTTTGTTTAAGTAGAAATTGTAATTAGGGAATAGTTTATCTAAAACCGAATCGTCGTAAGTTTTTTCCATTTGTATTAAGGTGTTTTGTTTGTATTCAGTTATCTCCTGATCTTTAGAATTGAGAGACTGCAGTACTGTTTTGAGTTTTTCTTTATCTCCTTCAAGAGTCAGTTTTACTAAAAGCTCCAATGGCTTCGGGCTTTCAAACCTAACGAAGTCACTCCAAACACCTGAATTTTTATAGATCTTAACAGCCGTAGGGTTGTCTCCATCTCTATAAAGAGCGTTGGTTCTCCAGTGGTCGCCATTATCTATGAGTTTGTAGCCCATACTTTCTAAGACTTCCTTCATATTACTAGAACTGATCAAAATCTGGGACTTCTTCTGTTTCCGAATCATCTAGGTCTGCCGTTCCTTCTGCAGATCTTACTATATCCCTAAGGTCTCCACACTCTGTAATCTTAAAGTTGTGGAATTCAAGATTGACAAAGTTCTTCCTCAGAGCGTCTCCTACTTGAACGGGTTCCAAGGCTCCAGCAACATCCTCTCCCAAGTGTCTGCTTTTGATGTTCACTAATTTATGAGTCCCAAATCTATTTCCTTCTATTTCTATTTCATCAGCTGTTTTATTTCTTAGGATAAACATGTGAGAGCAAAACTGAATAATTCTATCAGAAAGGGAGACAATACTTTCGTCGTCCACAATGTTTTGAGCATTTCTGTTATTAGTAATTCCATATCTGTTCGACTGAACGGATGTTATCATTGGTATAATAGGCTCTCCTTCATGAAGGATTTCTTTTTGGACACACTTTTTAAACTTGTCGACCATCTCACCAACAAGTTGCCATTCATTCTTATTGCCAGACCCTTCGCTTGTTGTCTTAATATAATCGAAAGAGAAAACCATTTTGTTTCCCCGACCAACTTTTGACAAGTAAAACCTTTTAAGGGTGTTAACCATAGAGTCTACGTCCATGCCCCCAACGTTATAGTAATAGAACTTAAGCTTTTTAACCTTTGCCCAAGTCTCTCTGACTTTTTTAACTACATCTGGACCAGCTTGTCTCCACTTGCCGCTCTCAAGAAGATGCATTGAGATACCAGACATAGAAGAACACTGCCTCATGATAAGCTCTTCTTTACTCATCTCTCCATTATCGAAGTGAAGGATTGGAACGTCATACTTTGCACCTACCCAACTAGCGTAGTGCATACAGAACTGAGTTTTTCCTACTCCAGATCTGGCGACAATAACAGTTATGTTGCCAGGTCTCAAGAGAGAACCATACATCTTGTTTGTCTTTGGATGAGGACCCATCATGCCGAACTCAGTAACAGGATTATTACCCCTGTCCTCAATGACATCCTCCATCTCGTCATAAATATTTACTGGCAAGTCTTCACCAGTTTCATAAAGGTTTATTCTTGAATTATAAACATGATCAGCCTTCTCAACGATCTCATGATAAGCTGTTTCTGGAGAGACATTCTTCATCTCCCTAGCTATGTCTTGAGCGGCTTTATATATACCTCTTCTTACAGAAATTTTCTTAAGCTCTCTTGCTGTTTTGGCAACGTTACCTTGAGGGACTTTCCTTAAGGCTAAGGATTTAATATAATCAGAGGGGTTAAGATTATCTTGAAAAGACAAACCCATGTTAGCTATTCTTTGAGCTATAATAATCTCATCAACGTCATCACCGCTTTGGTTTGCTTGTTTGATTATTGTGAATATAGTCTTGTGAAGATTGCTTTCTTGAGAATAGAAGTCATCGCTATCTATGAAGTTAGATATATCTGCGAGGCTATCTGAATCTTTAATAAGACCAGCTAAAAGTTGTTTTTCTAATTCTAGGTTATAAATCATTTTGAAGAGGGTTCGACGTTGCCTTCGATAAAGTTGACCATAGCTTGCTTAAGGCCAAGCTCTACTATGGAGGAATCGTATTTTGAATATATCATGGGAGAACCATGCTCTGTGCATAATACAAGGATCATACCTTTATACTTATCGGCCCCACCACTTAACTCATATATCTGTTCTATAAAGTTATCTGGTATTGAAAATTCTACTTCCTCTTCTTTCATAAATATATATCTTGGTCTTTAAATAGAGATGCTGTAACAACGTCTGTTGAGTATATCTCTACCAGCTTTATATCATTTAAATTACAGAAGTCAAGCTTCTTTTGATCCCTCTTAAGCTGTTCCAAATACTTAAGCCTAGTCTTGTGAAAATGCTTGACATACTTAGTATGTTGATCTCCTTGGACTTCTACGGCGACTTTCTTGTTGGCATTGTAAAAATCCAAGGACATTCTTGTTCCGACTATTCTGAATTCTTCAAAAACAATATCATGGAGCCAATAATCTTTTAAAAAATCTTTGACGTTTTTTTGAAACTTGCTTCTGCTCTTAGCTTCCCAATCAATCAAATATTTCTTAGCACCCTTTAGGTTTCTTTGTTTGCCTAATGGATCTAGGAATTTCATGTTAACTCGCCTATAGCCTTCTTGAAATAATCAACCAAGAAATCGGACAAGTCTTCGCTGCTCTCAATTTGCTTAAACACGTTAGCCTCTCCTTGTATTTTCTCAGGGAACTCAAGATTGTTCTCAGTAAGAAGCTCTAGAAATTCTTCTGTAGCTTTTATCCAAGAACCCTTCTTTATCAAAAACTCCCAAGCAAATAAGAGATCCACAATTTCTTTCTCAATCCAAATAGATGTGCCAGATGACCTTCCGTATCTTACGGGGTATGTGAGCCTTGTATTTGTTTTTTCATTAGGGGATTTTTTAATTGTAACGCTAGCAAAATGACCTACTGCTGGGTTTTTCTGGGCATCCATCTTTTTTATAGATGGGTTTTTTAAAATTATATCCTTATTATATCTGGCTTCAAACTCAATGATCCAGTTAGCAAAGTGCAGTAGGGCGTTTCCTCCTGTAGCACTTGTTTGTCTAATGGGAGCTTTACTGTATGGGTCTAATTTGATGTCCGCCCTAACCTGAGAAATGAAGATAGCCATGTGGCCTCTCTTAGCGAGAGCTATAGACATTTTCTTCATGAAGGTCCCAGCCACAACCGCTCCGCCAGCAATTTTGGCAGAGTCCTCGAAGGGTTTATCCATATCGTTTTTTAAGATTAACCCATCTACAGAATCAAGAAGAAAACAATATTTAGTTTCTTCGTCATTATTTGATACTAGTTGTCTCATCAAGTCCACAACGGTTTCGTAGATGTTGGACTCAAAAACGAAACATGTTCCGTCAACCCATTCTTCAGCTTTGGTAACAAACTTGACACCAGATCTTTTTTTCATCTCTGGAGAAAGCCTTCCTTCAGCCTTGAAATAAACAGCTTTAGAGTTTGGGAGCGTCAGTAAAAAGTTCTTTGCCACCTCTAGGGCTTCAGAGGTTTTACCTCCCTCATTCATGCCACAAAATCTATGCAGTCCTGGGCCGAAACCTCCGCCAAGATGCAAGTCAAACTGAAGTGATCCGCTGGAGATTTTATAATCAATTTCTTCTTCGAAATTGTAATGGTCTTCTTTGTTTGATTTTAAGAAGCTGTCTAATAGGTTTTTTGAATTTAATTTATCGCTCATCTAGGAAGTCTTTTATTGTTTTGTTTTTCTTTGTGACTTTCTTGTCGTCACCGAACTTTTCCCCTATAGTATAGCTGGGGTATTTACTATTGTCAACCACATAATTGAATGCCCTGAACTTTTGATCCAATACAGCTTTTAACTTAGGGCTGACAAGGTAAGCTAATGAGTCTAGCTTCTTGTAGAAGCTAACTATATTCATGAACTCAAGAGAGTAACGATCACATAGATCGTTAAGCATCTTCATTTCCCTAGCAAAAAAGAACCTTTTACCAGTTTTTGGCTGTTCAACCAAACGGATTAGTATTTCTCTCTTGTTTATTGTCGATTTGCTTTTTTTGACTTTGTCTTTTTTCTCCGTCTTGGAAAATTCAAAGCCACAAGAACAAACCGACTGCCTAACCCCGACGAAGGACCCGCACGATGAGCATTCTTTTTTACCTCTTGGCATAAATAGATAGTATCAAAGATCAATGTCTTTGTCAACCATCTTTTTAACTAAGCCGTTAAAGTCTGTTTTCCTTACCCATCCAAGCTCTTTCTCCGCTCTGGAAGGATCTCCCAACAGGAGCTCTACTTCTGCTGGCCTGTAAAATTTTACGTTTATCTCAACCAACACATCATTACCATGAAAATACTTCTCGTTAATTCCCTCTCCAACCCACCTACACTCTTCTGCGCCAAATCCAGCGTAAGAAAAAGCCGCCTCCACAAAAGATCTAATAGTATGAGTTTGTCCAGAAGCAAGGACATATTCTTTTGGTTCTTCTTGGTTTAGCATTTTCCAAATTCCATCCACAAAATCTTCCGCATCAGACCAATCTCTTTTTGCATCAAGGTTGCCTAGTTGTAGTGGTTTAATTTTTTTGCCTTTTCTTGTTTTGTCAAAAATTTCAGCAACACCCTTGGTTACTTTGCGGGTAAGGAATTCTTCTCCACGACGAATGCCTTCGTGATTAAATAGCCATCCTTGAACAGCATACAGGTTGTAACTTTCACGCCATACTTTTACTAAGTGTCTCGCTGCGGCCTTAGATGCTCCGTAAGGGCTTCTGGGGCGCAGTGGGTGTGTTTCGTCTTGAGGGACAGTAACAATGTCACCAAACTCTTCAGACGAGCCAGCGTTGTAGTATTTGCATTTAGGGCAATGTTTGCGAATAGCTTCAAGTTGATAGAGAACTGCCATGCAGTTGGTCTCCATGTGGTTAACTGGCATCGTCCAGCTTGCCCCGACAAAAGAATTGGCAGCAAAATTAATAAAATAGTCTGGCTTTTCATCAGAGATAACAGAAGTCACATTTGACTGGTCAGAAACATCAAGGTCGATCAGCTTGAAACGTGGATTTGATTTTAGGTGTTCTATGTTAATGTGATTCTTAACACTGAGACGACGAACACCTGCTATAATTGTGTGTTCTGTATTCGCTAATAAATAGTCAGCCATTAAGCTTCCGTCCTGACCCGTTACCCCTGTTATAATTACTTTTTTCACTACAGTATAATACAAAGTCAGACGTTATTTTCTATAGATTCAATAAAATACATTGCATTTTTCCAATCTTGAAATCTATACCCTTTATCGTCTATATAAATTTTAGCTCTAGGCTTTTCGCAGGTAACGTCTGAAATGTATTTTTTAAGATCATGTTTTTTTAACCAATCCCATACAAGCTCCTCACCTGTTAACCCGTTAACCAGAGGCCTGTCTGGTTTAGCTTTTGCTGTGAAAATTACTATTTTATAACCCTTTTTGAATATCTTTTTAACGGCTTCTAAGCTTCCCTCTACGGGTGTATCATATATAGTGCCATCATTAAAACCTTTAGAGTTTTTGTGTATTACACCATCAAAATCAATAGCCACTGAGTTTGAATTTTCAAAAGACTGTAAATCTTTATATTTTTTTATGTCTTTGTTTTTCATTTTAACATATTTTCTATAAAATCTATATCCTCTGGGTAATCAACAGCAATTACTTTAGTAAAGGTTTCGACCATTTTTACTATAATATTATTATCGAGACATCTTATTATCTCTATATCTTCTAATTTTTCTGTTTTTGTTTTTTTATTATTAAATATTTTTAAATCTTTCTTGTTAAAGCCATATATGCACACCTGCTTATAAACAGCCGAGCCTCCTGATTTAGAAAAAGGAATAGCTCCTCTGCTTATATATAATAAATTTTGGTCGTCACTCAGAGCTATTTTCGGTATCTTTAAATCGTTAATCGATTCTGACTTAGAAATCTTGGAATAACAATTTATAATTTTTTCTGGATTCTCTTTTTTTGATTGTATAACCCTAAGGATATCTTCTGGTTCTATAAGGGGTTCGTCTCCTTGTATATTTATGATTATGTCAGAATCTACAAATTTAGAAGCATAAGCAACTCTATCTGTTCCTGTTACAAGATCGGAAGGTGTTTCTATGTATTTATAACCTGATTTTTTTACTACTTCAAATATTTCATCGCTGTCAGAAGCCACATAAACATTTTGAACACCAACTGCCTGTGAGGCTTTTTCACAAACCCAAAGTATCATTTCTTTGCCAAATAATTTAGCTAAGGGTTTCCCTGGGAATCTAGAAGATTCATATCTAGCGGGTATGATAACAGAAACCTTTTCTTTTTTTTTCTTTAGCTTCTTTATGCTTTCGAATTTTTTATCCTCAGATAGGTTACTTCGGCAGATCTCTTGGGCTTCAGTAGGGTGCATACCGCTTAAAGAGGACATCATGTGATTTACAGAGAAACCCCAGTTATATTTATATTTGAGTTTGCTAAAAGGTTCTAATATATTAATTTGTTTTTTAGTTAAGTTTTTATTTTTATAAAGAAGTAACTGTTCTGTTCTTGTGTTTCCGCAACCCCTTCCCATCCCCAGTATGGTTCCGTCTATATATTCATACCCGAGATTATTTAAATATATGGAATTAGAAAAGGAAAGCCCAAAATTGTCATGACCATGAAAGCCGAGAAGGTGTTTTGTTTGTTTGGTTGCCTTTAAAATAGAAGACATTGTCTTGAATTCAAGGTTACCGTAGCTATCCGCGAAATAAACCCCCTCTAAATGAAAATCCGATATATGATTTAGGAAATCTTTTATTTTGCTTTCTTCTAAAGTAGAGGATTGCATTAAGTTTACAAAAATTTTATAACCCATCGATTTTAAGTATTCGTATACAGGTTTCAAAGAACTTAATTCTTCATACTTGATGGCTATACGGCAATAGGAAAATGGAGAACTGTGAGAGGGTCTTACAATAGAAAGATCATTGGTGTTGTTTTTGAACTCTTTAAGGTCTATCATAAAACACAGATTATCATATGAATTCTCTAGTTCTTTGTTTACTTCATTGTCATCACACCTCCCCCAAAGACCTCTTTCTTTGTTTCGGGATTTGTAACCAAGTTCTATTACGCTGACATAACTGTTTAACGATTCAATCAAATTATTAACCAAATCTTTATCAAAAGTCCAGTTACAATGATATCCTCCATCTCTTAGTGTGCAATCTAAAATTTTCATTTATAATGTCACCCTTTCTATTGAATCGTCCAAAAAACAACTATCGCTTTTTAAACATTTTAATGAAACGTTTTTACTTGCAAAGTAATCATTTATTCTTTTGCTATTTAATATAGATTCTGATATCTCTCCCGAATACATTTGTGCAGCTGGATTTAAAAATGAAGATCTATTTGATTCTTTATAAAAATGCTTATATCCGTCATCGGAACCTTTGTAAAGATCCCAACCAATAGTTGTTATTTCTTTTATTCCTAAATTGTAAAAAAAACTCAAAACAATTTCGGTCATTATTCCTGGACCCCAATATTTACCCATATTATCTTTTTTAAAAAAATAATCATCGCTTTCAACATTTATCATTTTTTCGGGGTGTCGAGACATATGAAAAAAAATGTCTATATTTTGATTGTCCCAAAGTCCGCAGTCTTGTTTATTAGGAGAACAGCATATAAATTTTGTTTTTTTACTTTGGTATTTTAATAAATTGTTGCAATTAAAAAACTGAAAGTCGCTATAATCACCAAAAGGTATGTGGGATTGTTTAATCGTTGCTATTAAGTGGTCTTCAGATAAGTCTATTACTTTATCTAGCGAAATTTCAGACAAAGACGGGCCACAGCCCAGTATCAGTACTTTGCTTTTTTTGTTTTGTTTTTTTATCTCGTCAAATAACTCTGAAGTTTTCATATTAGAAATGTTTGTAGTAATTTTCGTTTTGAGATTTAGCCATATTAGCAAATGATTGTAAATTTAAGTTAGCTAAATTAACTTCTACATATATCTTGCTTTTAGGGTCTGCATAAATATTTCCAAATCTAGATATATCATAACACATGTTAACGTGATCGCAATGAATATCTGCGCTCCATTCAACTTTATTAAAGACATCTGACTTTATAACAGCAAGACCCCCAAAAGAAGACATCGTAATTATTGGTTTCCCAAGCTTCCAATTAAACTGGTCATCGCTTTTATAAGATGGACAGTCAGACCAATACATCCCTTGGTTGCCGTGTCTATCTTTGAAGGCGTAAGCATCATAATATGAATCCGCACAACAACCAAAAGTTAGGTCTTCTATATTTTGCCTGGAATTGGCGGTGACCATAACGGCATCCTCACAGTTCTCAAGTGTGTCGAGTTGCCTTGAAAAGTTTTCTTTATTAAACTTAATGTCGGAATCTATCAACAGAGAATAATCGCTATCATTCGAACCAGCAAGTTTTTTGCTTTCATTTCTACATCTACACAAAAACTTCATTCTTTTGGGATCAGTAGTTCTCCCAAACTTTTGCATATCTAGGTTCTCTGATTTAAGCTCTCCAGATCTAGAGGACAACCATTCGTCGAGAACTGCGACTGTATTGTCCTTCGAGTCGTTTTCGTAAAAGAAGTAAGAAAAACTGAATCCAACTAAAGATTCCAGATCTTCTAGTTGTTTAAGAGTTCTTGAGATTGTTTTTTCAGAGTCTCTCCAGAGACAGAATACAGATACTTTTTTATCAGGAGTCACACATGATTATAAATCACACGCCATCTTCTTCAACTATTTTACAATCTTTTAAATGATCATAAGATACAAAATCATCTGCGTTTTCGAGAACGGAAGATTCATCCCAGCCCCACTCGCTGATTAGTTCTTCCTCGTCCCACTCTAAAGCTTCTGAAGATACTGATTTGTTTACTGGCTTTTTGCTCCACATCTTGCAAGACCAGTAACGAGGTGTCGTCTTATCCTTTGCTGTATCACACTTATGTCTAGCCCTAAAGCTACGACGACGATCTGGATCATCCCTTTTGATCTCCATATTTGGATCACCAAACTTAACTACAATAACGTTGCCTGTTTTGGGGC